ACTACTGCTTTCTCTGTCTCGGTTGATCCGGTCGCGGTCTGAACAGAAGACGATCAAGCGGTACGGGAAACCGTTGAACGCGAACTTTCACAGTCAACTGTTGGAGTTCAATCAAGGTAATATACAGGACTTCTGCGCGGAAGATACGAAATGGAGGTCGACGAGAGCTAAATGACTAAGGGTAAAGCTAAGCTAACTTTTCAAGCGATACTGCGTGCCCGTAGACGTGGTGGAAAGCACGGTAAACCCAAATGACACAGGAAGAGAAGGTAGCTCGTGAAGGTTTGGACGTAGCCCACTACCCTGGAAAGTGGAAGCAGGCACAACAACTTGCTGTTTTGAATCGACGTAATGATGGTTACGATCTTTTGCCTTACTGGGAACGCGTCCGCCTTTTATATTATGAACTTGGCGGTGAGAGGACCGATAAGGTCAAGGTATGACACTCCAGCAAGCTATCGCCCGCCAGGAAGGCTTCGGACAACGGCGAACTCTCGCGACCTTGAACCACAATCCCGGCAATATCGTCTACGGTACGTTCGCGATTATGCACGGGTCAACAACGTCGATCCACGGCTACGCACTGTTCCCTGACGATACCTCTGGCTGGGTCGCACTCTCCGCTCTCCTGCATGGCACCGCCTACAAAGACCTAACAGTAGAGCAAGCAATCAACAAGTACTGTCCGCCGCCGGACGGCTCGCCGCTTACCAAAGGCAATCAACCGGACGAGTACGTAAAGAACGTCTGCTCATGGTTGGGCGTCACACCTGACACACCTATAATCGGTCTGCTGGGTTAGACTTGTCACTGTGAACCGTCACCCCGGCCACTCGCCAATTGACACGGCCTACCTCTGCCCTCTGCCGTTTGAACTGAACCGTTCGCAGCAACGCTGGGACCCTTGCTCGCCGGAAGAACTCTTCTCCTGGTCGCAGCAGATGATCTCGGACGCCCGCAGTTACCTTAGACTGCAACCGGCTTACAAGTACATTACCGATGGTATGGACATTATCAACGGTGACTTCCTGGTCACCGACGTTAAATCCTTGTCTAACGTTAAGACCGAGTCTACGGTTCGCAATGTCAAGGAAGTCGTCGCAGCGCAAACCAACCTTCGCATAATCCCTGCCTTCAAGTCCGAGTCCGAGCAGTACCGCGAACAGAACACAATTCTGAACAAAGGCTTTATGGCCTGGCAGAATATGACGTTCGCCGATCGCGCACTCAGAAAGGCTTGGCAGTACGCCACCGTTGGCGGCACCGGGTATATCGGCGAACGTTACGATCCGAATCACTATTACCGCGGCAAAGGCGATATCGTCTGGGACGCCTATGGACCGTTAGACGTTCTTCCGCTCGGACTAAAACCAGACCTAAAGCTTCAGGGCGCTTACGCCGTCGCGATGCGTAAGAAGATGCCGATCCACGAGGTCTGGCGGATGTTTCCGCTCCAGCGCGACAACATTAAAGCCAACCGAGTCTCTACTCTCGGCAAGGGCATGGTGATCGCCCAGGCTGTCAAGTTTGCGTCCGCAGTCCTAAAGCGTTTTAGCCAGGGCGCGCGTCAGCCTGAGGAAGCGTCAACCTGGGATACCGTCGACGTCTATTACATCTACATCGACGACGACTCGGTGAACGAGACCGGTATCCCGATGCAGATCTGCGGTCCAGACGGCGTCTGGGGTACATCCTGGTCGTATACCGTTCCGTTTGTCGGCCAGCAGATCCCGACCGGCAAAGTCCTCCAGGGCGGAGTTCAAGAGTTCAAGACCGCGCAGAGAGCGGATTGCCTAATCTATCCAAACCGTCGACTGGTGATCGCTACCGACACCTGTATAGTGAACCCAGCTCCGGAGCACCAGTCGAGCTATCGATGGGATGGCCGAGTTCCGGCAGTCCAGTTCCGTGCCGATGATTGGGCGTGGAACTGGCTCGGCTTCCCGATTACCCGGTACGGCCAGTCGCTTGAAAAACTGGCTATTGAACTGTTTCGCGGTATCGGCGACCAAATGAATCTGTCGCTGAACCCGTCCGCGTTCTTTGACCGGAATTCGACTGCCACAAGTCTACTTCAAACCGCTAACCCGAGAATCCCCGGCCTGCGTACCGGACTCGACATGCAGTTAAACCCGGCTGCTAGCCAGTGGTCTCCGATGATGCCGTACCAGTGGTATCAGACCAACCCGATTATTGTAGAGATGGCGGCCAAGATCCTACCAGCGATCTTAAAAGAGCAGATGGGCGTAGCTGATGTTACCGCCCTTGCCCGCGCGCGCCAGACCCCCGCCGGCGACTCGACTGAAAAGCTCTTAGAAGCGATGGGACCGTTAGTCAAAGACCAGTCCCGTAACATGGAGCAAGGCATCCGTGAACTCGGTGAGATGTGGAAGTCCGACTGGTTCCAGTTCGCAACCGCCAAGCGCCGGATGCAGATGCTCGGCCCGGAAGGGGTGACCGAAGAGGACTTTGATTTCGAGCCGGGTACGCTGTTGCCAATGACTGAAGATCCAGCCAACAAAGGCAAGTTCCTGGAGATGGCGAACGGTCCAGATGGTTCCTGGTCGTATGACCCGTCAACACCTCAGATCCGGATGCCATCGCTTGCGACCAACCAGTTCGAACGCGCCCGCTGGCACAAAGGGAATTTCACGTTCTCTGTCACTCCCTATAGCTTGCACGAACTGAACAGCACTAGCCGTAAGCTGTTCATGTTGCAACTGATGAAAGTCAACTTCCCGTTGTCCTGGTGGACTCTCGCCGAACTGTTCGACGTCAAGGACTTCGGCCCGTGCATGTTCAAGGACCCGGAGACCGGTGAACTTCGCCCAGCCAGAAACGAGATTGAGAAGTATACGGTGCAGCTTGAAATCCAGGCCCGCATCGCTCAGGCGATGGGCGGTGGTGCTGGAGCTGGGGGTAAAAAAAAAGGACAAGGTAGACCAGAGACCTTTCAACGGGCGCCCGTGATGGAAAACAAACAAGGTGGAACATCATCTACAGTAAGAACGTCGGCGCATTAAAGAAGGAGTCTTATGGAAGAGAAACGCAAAATGTCGATAGCTGAGTTAGAGTTGATCCTGGAACGCGACGAAGAGGTTGCGATCACGATTCTTCCTAATGGTGAGGTCCGTATGGAACCTCACGGTGAGAATACTGATCCCCTTAAAGTTCTTACGTTTCGTGAGAACCTAGGTGGTGAATACGGCGGAAAGGAACTTACTCTATGACACTCGCAGTATGGTTTTGGCTGCTTTACGTGCTTTCGCTCATCTTTGTTGGTTGGGGAGAATGGGGTATCGCTATACCCGGCAATCCCTTTGCTCGGCGCGGCTGGTACATTATCCTGTACATTCTGATCGGACTACTCGGTTGGAAAGCGTTTGGTTCGCCGATCCAGTAAGAGAAGGGAAGAGAAAGTTTCTATGCTCTTCGTAATTATCATTTTGCTTCTGTTGTTCGGCGGTGGCGGCGGCTACTACGGCTATGGCCGTTGGGGCGGAGGCGGCGGTCTGGGCATCGGGCTTGGAACCATCCTGCTAATCTTGCTGATCGCGTATCTTGTCGGTGGGTTTCGTTAATACTGTAGACCCTACACTCGACTATTCACTTGACTTATCTTTTCCTTTGCCCATATACTTCTGACTGACAGGGGTTCCGGGGTTGCGCACGCGGCTCGACACTGGGACGTCAGTCAGTTACACCTCAGTACCGATAGGCCGGTTCAACCGGTATAGTCGGGGAAAGGAAACACAATGGAGACCAACTTCGGTCCTGTCGCGAATCGTGGCAAAAAGCGCCATGGTGGACGACGGAAAAAGCGCTAAGGAGAGCCTTATGCTTAACTCTAGCTTCGAGGCTTTCCACAAAGGCAAACGCCGTGGTCGGAAGCGTTCGAAGATGCGTTAGTTTTGACCGGCCTCGCTCCTAACCAGGAGTCGGGCCGGTCTTAATCGTACACAACCCTTTAATCCTTTGTATAACGTGACCTTTTAGCTGTCTGATGCCTGAAGTCAACTCACCCGCGTCCGCGTCCCCTTCGATGCTGGCCGGAATGAACCCGTCGCCACCGGACTCCGGTGCGGATTCTATGTCGGGACGCGTTCCCGGTAGCGGTTCTCCGGATCAAGCACAAGCCGGGCAATCGGCTGGCCCACAGGGTCAATCGGCGGATGCCAAGCTGAACAAGGACATTCAAGCATTGCGTTCCATGGAAGCCGCGCTGCTGGAGATGGGCCAGTCTTATCCTCCAGCAACCAGGGCTCTCCGGTCCGCTTCAGAAGCGATCCGGTCCGCACAAAGGCAGATTGTATCCAGTCCCGGACTGGCTGAGCCCGCCGTACCCAATACGACTGCGTGACAGGCAGACGAATTGACAAGGTACCGGCCGACAAGCAAAGCAAGCCCGGAACGTGGGATGATAGCTCTTTCGAATCAGCAACCGGGACACCGACTCGGAACCCGACTGAAAGGTAGACAAACACAATGGCTGTAGACAAACAGATCTTGGAGAAGTGCATCAAGCGCGCGGCCGGTAGCGATACCGAGTTCGCGGACTATCTCCGGGACAAGTACAGTAAGAACGACCAACTCGCTGTCGATTTTGTTGGCGGCTTTATGGCCAATGACGACTACACCCAAAAGACGCAAGGGTTAGCGGAACAACGAAAGCAGTACGAGTCGCAATCGAGTCAGCTCGAATCGACCAGAAAGGCCCTGGAGGCCGCCGAGGTAGAAAAGAACCAGATCCTCAAAGATCTCGCCCAGCATCGGGTCTCGACCGCCAAGGCGCGCGAGCTGATGCAGATCCTCTCCGACAAGTACCAACTGACCGACGAAGACCTTCCTGGAATGTCCGATCTGATCGCGACCGCCAAGAAGGGGAAGCCAGTCGATAACACTCCCGACATCGAAACCCGGCTTGCCGCGTTCGGCGACGAGATGGAGAAGCGGATCGAAAAGAAGTTCGTCGGCGCGATGATGCCGGAACTCAGTTCCATGGCTGCGCTTCCGCTTATCTGGGCCGAGATCTCGCGCGAGCACCAGGAACTGACCGGCAAAGCTCTGACCTTTGCCGAGCAACAGGAAATCCTGAAGGGCGCGCGAGAAGGCAACCGCGGACTGCGCGACGTCTGGGAAGAGAAGTATCAGATCGCCGGTGATACCGGACTTCGGATGCAGAAGCGCGACGAAAAGCTAAAGCAGTCCTGGCAGAGCGAACAAGAGAAGGCGGCGGCGGAAGCACGTCAGAAGGCGGCGTTAGAGGTAGTCACGCCAGTCGCGACCGACCTCGGTACCGGACCGGGAATCTCTCGCGCGTTTCAAACTAAGTTTAGAGAGTACTCGCCTGATCCGAACGCGCAGCCGGGGCAGCAGTTCAAACCAGCGGACGGTAAGCCAGCGGTCGAAGTTCAACCAGGCCAGCATGTCCGGCAGATCGGTGACCGTGGTCCGACTGGCGCGCAGAGAGCGGCGGCCAAGCATTTAGAGAAGCTGGCGACTGGTGGGTACGGTAAGAAAGCAAGTTAAAGTTTTAATTTAGAATTGAGGTGCTAAGTGGCTGATCCGCTTCTAGATCCTATTAACGAGACAACATTGCCCGAGGTTAATCAAGATGCCATAGAAGATGAGTTTTTCTTATCCTCAGTATTTCAGGCACACTTGCGCAGCAAATGTCTCGTCCCCTTCGAGGGCGGCGCTTTCATGCGCAACCTTCAGATGTACGCGCCCCTGATTGGCGGCGCTTACGCCAAAGGTATCGGCGGGTTTAACCTCACCAAGCCGCTAACTATCAGCTCTAACGTCTTCGACCCGCGTTACTACGTCGTGATGATTATCGAGTACCTCGAAGACATTTCGGTTTTGAACACCGGCGATCTCGCGGTCTTCTCTCTACTCGAAACCGACATGGCAAACGCCTACCTGACCATGTCGACCATTATGGCGCTCGCCCTCCAGCAGAACGGCCAGGTCGCACCTCGAACCATCAATATGAACGGCTGGGTTGAGTTCCTGAACAACGGCGTCGACGCGAGCTATGACGGGAACGTCTACACGACTTACGGTACTGCGACCAGGAACGGTGCGATCGGCGCGGCGCTTAACGGCAATACCTATTGGGGCGGCCAAGCTAGCGGCGCGGCCGGCACGATCCAGTACGCGCAGATCAACGCGATGTACATCACGGCCAAGCGCGGCGCGGATGAGCCCGACCTGTTCACGATGAACAAGCCATTGAACAACTTCGTCGAGAACCGCATTCAGCAGCAGCAGCGGTTTGGCCAGGAAGGCGCGAGCGTACGCGACCCGTTCTTCGGCGCTATGGGCTTCCGCTTCAAGAACCTAATGGTGATGGTCGACGACTACTTCCCCAGTAGCTTCTCGGCGTTCGGCAAGACGACGAACCCCGGCGGATCGAACCTTACCGGGACGTTCACTTCGCCCGCGACGACCAGTTCGAACTTCCCGACCGCCGTAACTCTGACTGTCGGTGAGGTCGGCTGTATGTTCAACATGGGCCGGATCGCCTTCCGGTTGTCCGCCAGTAGCGAGTTCGGCTTTATGCCGACTGACTTCATCCGGGCGCCAGACAATACCAGGGTAGCCAGTCAACTGAAGGCCGCCGTCAATGTCGAGAACGTCGCGCCCTGGACCGGGGTCCAGGGGTACGGCTGGACGTCTTAGACGCTGTTGATTTTAAAGGAGATAATGATCCATGGTTGGTTTTGATCCAGGCTTTCAAATCACGCAGCGGTACCTGAACACGGCGGCCTACGCTGGCGACCCCAGCCCCGGCGCGGTCGTGTCAACCTCTCAAGTCTCCGGCTCGATCGTCCAGTCCTACGGCGGCTTCGTCGGCCGTATCACGCCAATGGGGCGCGACGCGGCGAGCTATCTATCCGATCCGGCCTCCAAAGCACTGTACCCTGGCAATTACCAGTACGTTCAGTTCAGTTCGGCGATGTCGGCGGCTGCTGCCGTCCAGGGTCAGGTTGTCTTCTGGCTCAATAATACGACCAATCTTGGTACGACCGGGTTCAATGTCACCGCGGACTTTGCCGCGCCACAATCACCCATCGCAGGGATCGCTCTCGCCAATACCGCCAAGGGCAACTACTGGTTCATCCAGGTAGCCGGGATCGCGGAAGTGAAGTTCGGCGCGGTTATCAACAAGACAACGCCGCAGGTCGGCGATCTGGTTTATGTGAACACAACGCCGACGCAGTACGCGGACGTGATGCCGGACAACGAAACGATCGTAGCGTCGCTTCTGAAGGTCGTTCTCGGTCGCGCCTGGGCGACGGTACCGGCGGTCAATACGATCTCGCCAGTCATACTTAGCATCGGCGGTCCGCAGTACGTCCCCGGCGGCGGCGGCGGAGAAGGGTAAAGGTAACCGATGGCAGTCACTCCTTTTGCCGACTCCCCAAGAAACGGTGCTTGGGGAGACCGGCCTTACGCGATTATAGACTTAGCTGGTCCGGCTAGCTACGCGCAGGTAGTCAATGGCGTGGCACCGGCACAGCCGACTGGCGGGCAGGCGGTTGTACCGTCTGCGTTCGGTCTGGTAGCTGGTCTTGAAGGTATCTTCGTTGTTGGCGGGTCAACCTCCGGCACTTATATAGTGCAGGCATTCCAGGCGACCAGCTACAACCAAGGGCTACCGAATCCGACTTGGATTCTGCGCTGGATCGTAGCGGCTACCGGCGCGGAGGTCGCGGCGGCGGTCAACCTGTCGACCGAGACTGTCCGGTTGATTGGCTTCGGACCGTACTGATATACTTGTCTCACCTTGGTTAAGGTAACGGCGGCGCTGGCCGATGCAGCGTATCCACGAAAGATTCTCCCTTTATGTTCGGCTGGAAGGCCCGCGTACTGATAACGCGGGCCTTTCGAACATCTGAACGTTTTGCATGCCTGGTAATCCATACCCGCTCCTGACCTTCCAGCAGCTCTACAAAGAACTGACCGGTGAGATCGCGTCTCTCCCGGACCCGTTGGCTGGTCGCTTTATCAATCGCGCCTGGAAACGTGTCAATGACTTCCGGATGTGGTCCTGGCAGGTAATCTCGAACGCACAGCTATTCGTCCCGGCGGTAATCTCTTCAGGTAGTTGTAGTGTTCAGTTCAACAGCACAGCAGTCCTAATGGATGCACCGGCTACCGCTGCGCTTAATACGATCGCCTTCGGTAACCCGCCGTTGGCAAGTCCGATCTTGGGTGTCGGTTACCAGATCCGGATCGGTACGGCCGCCAACGGCCTGAATGCACCGATCGGACCGAACTATACAATCACCGGCTGGGACGGCGCCGGACACCTGACAATCGATGCGCCGTACGGTCAGAGTGCGCAGATCGGTGCGAACTATCAAGTCTTGAAGGCGTATTATGCAGCGCCGTTTCTGCCGGTTACGTCTACCGGTCCGGATGGCCAGTTCGCACGCTACCTGTCGATTGTCAACCTGCTAAACGGCTATGCGATTACCGGTCGTCAACTCTACTTTAGCCAAGAAGAACTCAACCGGATTGACCCGCAGAGAGGCGGTCAGGGCGACGCGTACATACTCTCTCTGTATCAGACCAACAGCCTCGGGCAACCGGTTTATGAAATGTACCCGAACCCGGTCAACCCCGCGACCTACCAGGCGAACATGATCTCGAAGGGTCCGTTGCTGACGATGACCAATCAACTGCCACAGGTCAGTTACGCGCTCGATGACGTGGTGACGTTCCAAGCGAAAGTGTTCTGCGGCCAATGGGCGATGGCGAACGTAGCACGCTTCAAAGAACTACAGGGAACGAACTGGGTACAGTACGTCGCGCTTATGCAAGAGGAATGGCGCAAAAGCATGTTGCTGTGTTGCAAGGAAGATGACGAGATTATGCCGAGCCCGAAGCCGTTCGTGTTCAATGGCGGGTTCAGTTTTCCTTTGGGCGGCGAGTTCTTGCAGTCGCACGACATCAGCTCGATCCTGCCACCGGTTTAGCGTACAATTGAACGGAAGGAGTAACAAGTCTTTATGCCTAAGATTTCTCGTGGTGCCAAGGCCGGTATGATCGGCGGAGTTCGCAGCCCGATGGCGACCAGCGGCCATGGACTGGTCGGCAAGTCTAAGCTGAACCCGTCCGTGGCGGCGAATACGACTCGGCCAGGGATCAGCAAGTCTTCCGCGCCGATTCGGTCGCCGCAGAATCGCGGGAATGTCGTAAAATACTAGGCATCTTGGCACGATAACCCGTTAGGGAGCGGCGATGGCCTACAGCTTCTTTACTTTCGCACAGGCTGTCACCGCTCTCGCAAACAGGCTACAAGATCCGAACCAAACCTACTGGTCGCAACCGAATGAACTTCTCAACGCGGTTATCGAATCCGTTCGGTTCTTCCAATCTCTTACCGGCTCTCACAAACAGAAGTTCACATTCCCAACAGTTGCCGATGCAGTCTATTACGACTTGCCCAACCTACCTGGATCTCCCGTCAACTACAATGCAACGGATGTTGAAGTTGCGAACAACGTTCTTGCGGCACTCATCGAACCCCCTCTACCTCTTGTTGGTTCCTGGGTCGGCACCGGCCAGTTCACTTTCGCTCAACTCCAGTCCGCCCTCCAAAACCGGTTGAACCGCTTCCTTGGCGATACCGGCTGCGTCGTCCAACAGCAAATCATCAATGGACCACCTCCCCCTGGCGAATATGCCCCGCTCCCTGAAGGAACGCTAGACGTCCGCCGCTGCGCCTGGATCTCTCTCCCTCACACGCTAACCTGGGTGCAGATCCAGGAGCAATGGGGACAAGCGAACTTTCCATGGGACCAGGTCTTCAACTCGGTCTACCCACTAGGACGCTTGGATGAGTGGGCGGAGCAAGCATATGCGCCCGGCGCCGCGCAGAACCCGGACTTACCTCTCAGCTATTCCGTGTTCGCCGTAGCTCCGCAGACACTGCGCTTGGTCCCGCCACCATTGAACGAAGGCGTGATCGATCTTATCTCCGTCCCTGCTGGGCCTACCGTTAACTTGAACCCAGCTTCCCCGGTTGTACTGAATGTCCCGGATGACCTATCACCGGCCTTGAAATGGGGGGTCCTGGCTGATCTTCTTGGCTCGGACGGACCGTCTCGCGATTACGCACGGGCGCAGTACGCCGAACAACGATATCAAGAGTTTGTTTCAATCGGCCAGTCGGCTTTACCGTCTTCACCGGTTTACCCGTCAGTGTTGGCATCTGACGTGAATAATATCACCGTGGGACTAGGCTCCGTGTTCGATTTGGACAGCTATGTGCCTGACTGGCAGAATACACTGAACCGGCAGCAGCCAACGTTTGTCGGTATGGCTGGACGCAATCTCGCTTGTCTCGGTCCGTTGCCGGACGCGGTCTATGGCGTTGGCCTCTGGATGGTAGTCAACGCGCCGACTACAGGCTTTATCCAAGTCAACCGGGGAAGCCTAGACGCGATCCTGGATTACGCGCAGCATATCGCAAGCTTCAAAATGGGCGGTGCGGAATTCGATGGGACTGAAAGACTGTACCAGAACCTGATCTCTTCGGCGAAGAACGAGAACGGTAGACTATCGGCTGTCGCGTTCTATCGTGGGCAGTTGCAGCAGCCAGCAGCCAAGAGCGAAATGGAAGTCGCTAGGATGTTAGTCTGATGCTAGTCTGATGCCTGACTTCAAGCGAATCCCCGGGAAGTTTTCTTACAGCGGTATGGACATTCATCATCCTCCGGACAAGCTACCTCCAGGACGCTGTTCATTCCTTTCCAACCTTCAGCAAGACACGCAGAATGAAACATTAGAATTGCGTCCTGCGCTAGACCTTCTCGCGACTACCAACTCCGGTAAGGCGATCCATTCGCTGATCCGGATGAACGACTCAGTACCGGAAGCGACGCATGCGTTCTCTAGGTTCGCCGGGTCCGGGCCAAACCTTTATGCCGGTAGTGGCGCCGCGCTCGCTCAAATCGACTCCGGGTTTTCTGGTAACCCGCTTGCCATGGTGCCTTATCGGCCGCCGCAGTCGCCGGAGTCCTGGTTGTACGTTTACGATTCACTGCGCCAACAGCGGTACAAGACCGACAATACCAAACAGAACATCGGGATCGCCGCGCCGACCGCGGAACCAAGCGCTAAGCGGATTCAACCGCTCTACACAGTCTTGGACAACGCCGGCTCCGGCTGGTCAGGCGGTACCAGCAGCGGTGGCGTCACAACCGGACCATTCACTGTAGCGCGCGTACCGGCGTCGACCACCGTCTTAGAGATCTTGTATGACTCTAGTTCTACTGGCATGGCCTGCATCGCACCGACCAATTCCGGTGCTAACTACACATGGATGACCGCTGGCAGCGTCTGTATTATCGGCGCGGAAACGGTTGTCTTGGAGCAAGCGTTCCTATCGGCTTACAGTACGACGGTCGCGGCGATTGCTTACGACTCCGGTTCTACTGGCCTCTGTACTATAGTCCCAGCCGTCCCTTTGCCTGGTCTCCAGCGGAACATGCTGGTCAATCTAGCCTCTGGCACCTACGCGCGCGTCCTAAGCGTTACATCCGGTCCTGATGGCTCTTACTCTTTCCGGTGCGATACTGGTGCGACGACTATAACCGCCACCGCTACCTTGACCGCTCCACCGTCCTTTCGTGCCTGGACCGGTAGCACGCACGCAAACGGCGACGCGATCACCGGGAACGCGTTGCAGTTCACGTACACGCCAACGGTGACCGGTGGCGCGATGCAGGACATCACAGCGAAAACGCTCGCGATCGATCTGTCCGCGGTTGGCACTCGACCGTTACAGAACGAAGACTACATGCATGTCAGTCTCGGTTTCGACCAGCCGCTGTTCGTCACCGAAGTCCACGTCATGCTGGATGTAGACGCTACAACCAACGACTACGCGCACAACTATTACTATTACGTTGTCCGTCAGCAGGACTTCCAGGCGTCGCTGACCGGTGCTGGCGGCATTACTACCTTGTCCGCACAGGCTAGCGCGGTTTCAAACCAGATCATCTCGCAGTTGACCGGATCTCAATCCGTCGACGCGGGATCACCGCAACCGCCATACCCGATACCAGAACAGATCTCGACTTCGCCGCCATCGCCGGCACAACTGCAAACCGGGTCTCTAGCTTGGCTAGAGGTGATGTTCAAGCTCTCGGATCTAACCAGAGTCGGCTCAGACCCAAGCCGAACGCTCGCGAACGTGAAGAGTATCGCGCTCTACGTGTTCACTTCCGGCGGTATCGTGAACATGTACTTTGACGGCTGGTGGGTTGGCGGCGGCTACGGACCGGATTGCAATTTTAATTCTTACGGTCCGCAAGCGCCGCCGATCCAGTGGAGATATAGATATAGAAATTCTTTGACGGGCGCTCACTCGACCGTCAGCCCGGAGACTCGTAATGGAGAAACACTTAGACGACAGGGAATTAGCATCAGCGCTCCGAATAGTCCGGATGCACAGGTCGATACAGTTGACTTTGAGCGACGCGGAGGTACAAATCCTGATTGGCATTATGTCGGCTCCGAACCCCAAGGAGGCGGAGGAACAACTACTTTTACCGATAATGTCACTGAGGCGGCGGCTCAAATTGGTGAGCCCCTTGAAGTCACCAGCTATCAGCCTTGGCCGGTAACCGATCTACCTCATACCGGGGCGGCGACCGTCACTGGTACCTCTGTCGTCTGGGCATCAGGTGATAAGTTCAACCTTCGATGGCTGCGAGGAACCGAGATCATTATCGGCGGCAATACCTACAGCCTGTATGCACCACCGACTAGCACGACCGAGCTACAACTCGCCCAGAACGTACCGCCGCCGTCTGGCACGTATGCGTTCCAGATACCGGAAGCGACTATTGAAGGACAACCGCTCTATGCCGCCTGGCTCGATGAAGCCAACAACCGGATTTGCGCGGTAGGCGACCCGCTCAACCCCGGTCTGATGTACTTCTCGAACGCCGACAATCCAGACGGTGCGTCGGATTCCAACTATATAGAAATCACCAGTCCATCCGAGCCTACAATGAACGGCTTCTACGCGGAAGGCAGCAATTACGTCTTTACCGCTTCCTCGCTTTATCGTGTAGAGTCTACGCCCGGCGCCGCCAACCCTTACACCGCCTACCGTCTCTCCGGTATCGACGGACTCGCCGGCAACTGGGCGTTTGACTATCAGCGCCGCATGCTGTTCTACTGGGGTCCGGATGGGGTCTACGCGTACGGGTTCGGTGCAGCGGCCGATAACCTGACCGCGCAAGACCTCTATCCGTTATTTCCGCATGCAGGCCAGCAAGGCCAGCAAGGAATCCCCGGCGTTCCGGTTAGCGTTGTCGGTAACGTCCTTTACCCGCCGAACTACCAGTCAACTGGACTGCTTAGAATCGCGTACTCGGAATCGTTCGTCTATGCGACCTACCAGAACTCAAATACCGCGATCAACGCGCTAGTCTACTCGCTAACCTCCAAGGGCTGGCGGTTCGACGTCTATACTCCAGGGATTACTCTATTCCAATTGGAACATGGTGTAATAAACCCGTTGCTGATGGCGGCGGGCTCAGACGGCAATCTCTACCAGATGTCGGCGACCGGGATCAAGGACGCGGGAATAACCGATATTCCTTACGCAGTCTTGACTCCTGCCATGGACGCCGGAGACAGCCGAGCGAGCAAGCAGTTTGGCGACCTGATGCTCGACTACGCGACCGGGATTAACACCGAAGAACCAGGTCTATTGGTCCTTTGGGATGATCTGCTGGTCAATGGACCGAATCCAGGGATACCGTTGTCGCTCAACCGGACGCAGTTGATCGCGAATCTCGTATCCGCGCCCGACTTGGATGATTCTCCGTTGATCCATCGGAATATCGTGATCTACATCTCTGGCAAAGGTCCGGTCTACCTATATGAATGGCAACCTAGCTTTCTGCCGTTGCCTGAAGTCACTACCTCGCGAGTCACCGACTGGCAGACCGGCGGGACCAATCACTATAAGTTCTTCCAAGGGATTCGAATTCGTGCGAATACGTTTGGACAAGCCAAGGTTCTGCTAGTTGAGTTCGACGGCTACCAGGAAGGTCCAGGAATCACGATCAACTCTAATGGGGAACAAATACAGACGTTTTCGTTTGCTCAACCGTTCAAAGCGAGGATGGCTCGTTTGGCACCGGACACCGTCCCGTGGCATGAGATGGAATGCGAATGGATTTATGAGATCGAACCGGAACCGGCCAACTACTGGATTTCGCAGCCAACCGCGCTCGGCCAAAGCGGGTATATGCATGCCAGAGAGATCTGGTTGCCGTTCGCTTGTTCGACTGCTGGCGCGGTCATAAGCGCGATTATTGACGGTGTCTTATACCCGGTAGCGATTCTGTCGGCGACACCGACAACAGCAGCCGCGGCTGGGAATATACCGACGCCATCCGTACCGTTCCCGGCGCCAGTCAAACAGTACTTTGTCTGCCCGCCGTTGAAAGGTCGATACTGGCAGTTGACTGCGTCTGGCACCGGACTACAGATCTATGAAAAGGATGTCGAGTTCCTAGTTAAGTCTTGGGGAAGCACCGGAGCCTATCAGCGAGTCCGTCCGTTCGGTGATGTGAGTGGTGGTGGTGGCACCAGTGGGGCGAGAGTATGAAGAGACTAATAACTGCAAAGGAAAAGCTGGAATATCATAGGCGCGCTGGATTGACACCTCCTAAAGAGTTAGAGATTCGCTGGCGTTTACAGGCAGGTGAAATACATTGTGACCACAATTGGGAATCTAGTCGTTGGGGCGTCATTCTCGGTGTCAGTCAGTGTAAAAAGTGCGGTGTTACTAGTTCTGTTGAAGATTTTGTTAAAGCTGCGGACGTCGTTTAGATGGCAACCGAACCGATTAATACTCCGCCTGCGGTCGGGATCAACCCGAACATCCCGGTCCCGGTTCAACGTGACCTTCGCAAACTCTTTCAAATGGTCTTACAAGCACAAGGGAATGCGACCAGTGCGCTCGCTGGTTTAGGTACCCGTGTCCCCGGCGACCTGAATAGCGTCAGCAAGTACGTGAGCGAACAGCTACAAGCCGGCGGACAGTTCCCTTTACCATTGACTGCGCTCTCTGGTGGCAATCCGATCATCCCTGGTCCTGGTATCAAGGTCGTTGTCGTCGGTACGCAGATCCAGATCTCTTTAGTCCCGTTTGGCCCTGGCGCGGGCACCTATACGACCGGCGCAAAGCTGACTGGTGGTGGCACGGCTGGGACCATAACCATAGACGCCTATGGCCGGGTATCGGCGATCTCGCCGGCGACCTAATCTACACGTAGAATAGATCCATGCACAGACTCTTTCTGTTGGCGCTCGCTTTGGCGACGTCTGCTTTCGGCATGCAGCGCGGTCAAGGCTGGTGCGAACAAGGGAACCAGACGATTCAGGTCCTGACCTACACGTCCTCTACCGCTACCCCGGTCCAGGCGTCCTATCCGCAATGCACGATCGACGTCTATGTTTCCGGCACCGGCACGCACGCGACCATCTACTCGGATAACGGTGTAACCCCGTTGGCGAATCCGTTCACCGCGACCGCGAACGGCTACTGGTTCTTCTATGCGGCCAACGGCGCTTATGACATTCAGTTCTCCGGTACCGGGATCACCACGCCGTTCACCCTTGGTGCGTACACGCTGTTCGATATCAACAATTACACGCCGCCAACGCAAGTGTCCGGGTCCGATACCCAAGTCCAGTACAACAAAGCAGGCGTGTTTGGTGCGGACGCGAATTTGACTTGGAACTACACCGCCGAACTGCTGACGATCAACAACACAAGCGCGGTCGGAGGTGGTACTGGATTAGCTTTAAACACTACCTTACCTATTGGCATTAACGCGATTTCGTTAGAGAAATCTGGTGCTTTGAAATGGGGAATTTATAACAACGCGGCGAGTCACTTTCAGATCTTCGACAACACCAAACCGATTACGATCTTTGACGCGACGCCTGGCGGCAATCTAACCTTATCCCCTGCCTCCGGCACGATGTTCGTCGTTGGTCTTCCGCAGGTACCCGCAATCGTTAGTAGTAACGGCGGGTTTATCCAGTCCTCTGGCGGGTTCCTGTCTACCGTCAATTCCTGGAACGGGTTCAACTCGAACACGGACGGTGCGAATCTACGTGGCTATACGGTCAACCAGAACACGGCCAACAACGCAGGCGGATACATCGACTTCGCGCCGGTAACCTACAATCCGTACAATTCGACCAGTACCTGTTTTGACTATTCCGGCAACCCGGTGCAGCAACCGGTGCCGTTAAACCCGATCACCGCGTTTGGCGCGCATAACGCGATTATGTGGATCGGCACTAGTCCACAGATGCCCGCGAACGGATCGTGTGGCGCGCCGCTGCCGGTTGACCTAGACTACGGACTCAATATCAACACTTACTTTTTTGCTCGCGGCGGGCTCGCTACGGACAACCCCGCGTATAACGCGATCAACACGATCTACCCAGGGCTTGGACATCCGGCAGGCGGAATCACCACGGACGCTATCACCATGGGTACTCTCTATCCGGCTGGCACGATGACGACGACCGGCATCCTTGGTGTCGCAACCTACCTGGGGGGTTATATTCAGACCGGTCATTCCGCTGGCGTCCCTGCCGCCGGTACGATCGCGAGCACAGTCAATCCGTTAGTCGCTGGTGACGGCCTGATCCAGGGGACGATGTACTACGATGACCTGTCGAACTGCGAGAACCTCTATAACGGTTCTTCGTGGGCCTGTCTAGGCACCGGTGGCTCGGGCGGTACTCCCGGCGGAGTCACCACCAACATTCAATTCAATAACGCCGGTGCATTCGGTGGCTCTAACAACTTCACTTGGATCAACGGATCACAGCAAGTCCGGATCGGCGGTGTGACCGCCACGGCCGCCCTGGTAGCGACCGCCGGCTACATTCAGGCCGCGGACGGCTTTAATGCACCGAGCGCTACGAGCTATCAAGCGATCCAAGCGCCAAGCGGCGGTGTCTACGCAGCAAGTCTGCTCGCGCTCAATTACACTCAATCCGGTTCCGGGTCTGCCGATCCAAGTACGCCGACAACCGGTCAGGGCAGCTTCGGAGCCGGCGCGTTGTTCTACAATACGACGACTAACTGCGAACGGCTCTATAACGGCGCGACCTGGGCCTGCATAGGCACCGGCGGCACCGGTACCCCAGGCGGTGCGACCACCGACGTACAGTTCAATTCCGCCGGTACCTTTGGTGGGTCCGCTAACTTCGTCTGGGATAATACGGCTCGCGCGCTCTCGGTCTCCGGTCTTAGTCCGACCAACGCCGCGATCATCGCTGTCCAGGGGTATATTCAGGCCGCTACCGGGTTCAACGCGCCGACCGCGACTAGCTACCAGGCAATTCAAGCGCCGCTCGGAGGCGTCTACGCGCAATCACTACTCGCTCTCGGTTATACCCAGACCGGCACCTATACTGGTGCCGCACCGCCGATCACTACCGGCCAAGGTACCTTTGGCCAGGGCGCACTCTCCTGGTCTGTCACGAACGCCTGCGAGTCGGTCTTTAACGGTGCTACTTGGCTCTGCCTTGGTACCGGTGGCACCGGAACACCAGGCGGTCCGACAACCAGCGTACAGTTCAATAACGGTGGTGTCTTCGGCGGCTCCGGTAATATGGAGTGGGACGACGTAAACAAAACCCTGGATGTCGGAACGCTTCCCGGTGGCACCGGGTTTGGCACAAGTGGATTCGTTCAAGGCAACATGGGTTTCAATGCGCCAATTGGGACGAGCTACAACACGATTCAAGCACCGGCTGGCGGTGTCTACGCGCTTAGTATCACCGCGAACAACTATATTCAGTCTGGTTTTGGTTCGGCTATTCCGGCCTTGACGACAGGCAGTAGCTTCGTCGCCGGATCGATGTACTACAACACGACGAATGCATGTGAAGAACTCTTCTCTGGTACTAGTTGGGCATGTCTTGCATCCGGCAGTGGCTCCGGCGTATCCGCGCTCAATAGCTTTACAGGCGGCGTGACGATCACCGGGACGGTGAACCAGATCACGGTTACCTCTGCGTCGAACGTTATCAATATCTCCTTGCCCGCTTCGGTCGTGATCCCCGGAGCGTTCAACTCAACCGCGACCGGGTCGTCTTTAAGCTTTGAGAACAACAATGGTACCTATAGCGTCCAGGGCACTGGGATTATCCAGTCCTCGGGTGGACTCAATATCTTCTCACTTCCGAACTTCAACTCGATCCAAACTGCTGGCGGCATCCTCGCCTGTAGCGGCGGCACCTGCACGGGCGGTCAAGCGATCACCGTAGGATCATCGGCAGTCGTCGGTTTGTCCGGTGGACTCACGACCTTAAACATCGGGTCTATCGGTACCTTCGGCGGCGCGATCATCGCGAATGGCGGGATCTCCACGGGCTCGGCGACCAACTCCAGTATCTTCGTCGGCGCGGCCGGAAACTTCTATAATCGTACAACGATAACGTCAACGAGTCTTTCGTGCTCTGGAGTTGGGAACGGCTGGACGGCGATCACTTCGGATAATTTCGTAGTGGTTTGTGAATCCGGAACGAGACTACGAGCGGCGCTGACAATCTTTTAGTTAGAAAGGGAGAGATCAAAATGACCAAGATTTGTGCGGTTTGTGAACGAGAGATTCCAGAAGGACGGGAGTGTCCGGTGCATGGAACAGAAATCAAAAAGACCGAGCGGTCGGTCGTTAAGGCAGGTGTCGTTGTAGGCGCTACGATCCTAGCTATGCTGCTTGGGTTTGGCGCGATGAGTTTCAGTCAGAAGCCGACCGGGATCAATCGAGAAGATTCGCTTGAACTCCAGTTAGTCTCTTCTCATCTGGACTCGATCAACAGGCAGGCGCAGCAGGCGGCGCAACCGGAACTTCAAAAGGCGGATACGATCACCAAACGGGTTTGCGCAGCCAATCACTTCGACTATCCGTGCGATATCGACCCGGTGGCGATGACGGTAAAGGCAAAAGCTAAGGAACAAACCAACAGTTTTACTGGTGGTGCTGTTAAGGAACAACCGAAAGACCAGTTGAAAGGAAAGTAGGTAGGTCTTATGCGATTCTGCGCAGCAGTCCTTCTGTGTCTTCCTGCGCTCGCGCAGATTCAGACGATCAATCCGACCGACAATATCGCGACCGCGCCGGCCAAGCTGAACGGCAACTTTCAATTCTTGGCGACCAGCAAGGTCGCGATCTGGTCCGGACCTGGTATCCCAGGCTCGATTCCGCTCTCTGTTCTCGGTGACATCTATATCAACACAGGAGTAGTGCCGCCAGTCTCT